GCTTCCTTGGCGACTTCGCGAGGATATACATTAGCTCCGTCTATAGTACCGCTAAATAGACGGACATCTTCAATTAGTCGGTTCTGAGTAGTGAGAAAGAGAACGTGGAAATGTTCTCTTTCTTCTTTTGCCAGCGTTAAAAGTAAATAGTCGGTAGTATGACTAGGAGTTATAAAAGTATTGCATGCATGAGTTTTTAAAGATTGTCTTAGTAGTGTTAACGCATTATTTACAACACTATCTAAGTCTGATCTGTACTCTACAGCCGTTTCTTGTTTGATTTTCATTGTGCTATTCCAAAAGTAAAGGCTTACAGGGATACTATAAGCCTTTTATTAATTAATTATTAATGCTTGTTAACTCTTTTATATGCTTGTAGATCTATAAAAGCTAAGATTCTACAATTTATAGAACGATATTTACGTTCTAAAGCTGGATAAGTTAAACCATTACGCTTATCCCTATGACGTAGTAAACAATCGTCATAAATAGGATAAGCGAACAAGAATAGTAGTGTATGAGTTATCATCTATTCCCCTATTCCCCTATTAGTAAAGCAGTGACTTCTTCATTAAATTCTACTCTTATCCCTACATCGTTTAGACCTTCCGACAGCTTAGATAAGGGTTTGTGCCCTAAAAGCTCTAAGTTATCCCAGATGAAATTAACTTCGTCTGTATAGACTTCAAAGATTTTACTGGTCTTAGTTGGTCGTTTAACACTATCAATTAATAATAAAATATTGCTGTTAAAATGTGCGGTTAACAACTCTTTCAAATTAGGTTTTACACCTTCGCCATGTTTTAACGCTAGTTTACCAGTCGATACATGTTTTAAATAATCACTAGTCGGTTTAGATTTAACTAACTCGACTAGTAATAGACTAATTAAATGCGCATAGTCAACTAATATTAGGGTTTCTGGTAGTAGATGAAACCGAACTTCGGTTCTGCCTGTTAGACAGTCAAAGTTAACGACTTCAACGTCATTAGATAGCTTCCATCCTATTTCAAGGTTATTAGTCTTACCCATACCTTTGTTGTATGAGTCAAGAAGGTTTTTCACTGCTTGTGGTAAACCTTCATTATTTAAGATTTTAGTAGTTGTTTCAGTTATTTTATCAGTTATTTTATCAGTTATTTTTCTCATTTTTAATTCTCCAATTTTGATTATATGATAGTCGGATGACTATCTTAAAAGACTCTAGTAATAAAGCCTTTTAAGATACTATCTAACAAGATAGTATCAAGTCCATCCAAATTTTTAAAGAGTGTTTACTACAGTAGTTATTATACATGCTTATAGTGTACGGCAACATTTTATTTTAGTAGATTAACTATTTTTATTTATTTGTTGTTGGTCGGTTAGTCGGTTAGTCGGGTCGGTTAGTCGGGAAGTTGGTTAGTCGGGAAGTTGGTTTAGATACTTGCTTGGTATATCAGCGGCTTATAATATCTTTAGATTTATCAATGGGTTAATAGGTGATTAGGTCGGTTTGTTGTGGGTTCTGTAGGTTTTGTTAATAAAATCAATGGGTTACGGTTTTGGCGGTTTGGGTGGGTTTGGGGATTGATCTGGAGGGATTGGCGTGTGGTGAGGCTTATCGGTGGTTTAGTGTGGCGGGGAGGGTTTTGGCGTGTGGTGGGGCCCTTATTAGTGTATGAGTCGCCAAGAATTTTTTGTGTGTATTAGTATGAGGAGTCGCTGAGGTTTTTTTTGTTTGTGTGGAGGAGGGAGTGTGGGAGGAGGGAGGGAACACGTCCTTGTGTTTTTGACAAAGTGCATATACTACAATAAAGCGCATAACAAAGTGCATACAATAAAACTATAAAATAATTATTAATACTATTGTATAAAACCAAAATTAATGTATAATAAACACATCGGATTATTTCAATTCGACTTTTATAAACTTTGAGGATATTAAAATGAGTACAGAAACAGAAGTAAAAGTAGCTGCTCCACGAATCGTGACTATGGAAGACGGTACACAAGTTAACTTTGGTAAATTAGCCAAACAAATCGCAGTAGTTGAAGACTCAACTATTACATTCAAGCTATTCAATGGTCGTTTGGTTACTTGGACAGTTGACACAGTAGGCTTAAACGAGTTTCAAAAAACAGTATTCTTATTCGGTCTAGTAGAAAAGATTAAATCTAATACTAGTTCTGTTAAAAACCTTGCAGAACTTGAAGTAGCTATTAAAAAGCAAATCGCACTACTAGAAGCTGGTCAGTTCTACACTCGTACTGGTAGTAATGGTATCTTGTTGTTAGATAACTTACAAAAAGCTTATGCTACTGTTAAAGCACGTCAAGCAGGTTTTGAACATCTAGCTGATTTGGCTAACCCAGAAGCAGTAAAAGAAGTTCTAGCTCTTTTTGAAGGTTTCACTAGAGAACAAAAGACTTCTATTCGTAAAAACCGTGATGTTATCATTGTTAAAGCTACTTTAGACGCACAAGTTGCTAATGGTAGTGAAGAATTAGTCTAAGAATTAACTATTAGTTATTAAAAGAAAGGGCTTCTAGTAATAGACAGCCCTTTTTATTGGTTTTTTTAATTAATCTTCTTCATAACAAAATCTTGTAGAGTCTTCTTTCTTAACACTCATATAAGTTCGATACAACAAAACAAACTCCTTTTTACAGCCAAAACAACGATGTAAGGTTTCTACTACATCATCTTCTTCTATAGAAAATCTAGGGTCTGAACTTGTTGAAAAGTTGTCTTTATCTTTACAATAAGGGCATAGCATAAGGTAATCTCCTATTAGTTAGTTATTCGTATTCATAACAGCGAAGAGTTAATTCATCTAAGGTTATAGGTCTGGCGTATTTCCATTCAGAACGTTTACCTACAAAAGGATAATCATATTCATCTATATTGTACGATACTATTTCATCAATAAAACGCTCATTAGGGGCTTCTAAGTTGTCTGAATAATCACTTACCCAACATAGAATAGGTTTGATAATATTGTCATACCAGTTAGAACCCTTACAAAAATTTTCACAGCTGATAAATGACTGTGATAGTGAGAGTTTTTCCCAACATTCATTTTCTTTCTTACGCCATAGATCATTATTCATTATCTTAAGGTTTATTCCACTTTCTTTTTCCACTACAACACAACCACTACCTAACCAAGTATAAAGTTCAGCTAGACTTTTAAAAGTATTATCTTGTTCTTTCATATCTTTATTCATATAAACCTCTTTTTAATGTACTGTGATTAATTAACTTTAAATGTGTATACCTTTAATAATAAATATGAATACTAAGAGCTTGTCTTTTAATCATATTATAAGCTAAAAGAAACTCACACACTTCTTCTTCAGTTTTAAGTTTTTTAGGGTATCTTTCCTTACTATAAGGTAGGTTAGGTATAAGCATGTAATCCTTCAGTTTACATAAGAAATATGTTTTATTCTTAAATCTAATATACCCGAAAATACTATTCTCTTTATCAGCTATAGCTAAAACGTCTTCTACGTCTGCTCCTTGTATTTGGTTAAGTATAGTAGATGTAAGTTTCTTTTTAGTTGTTATTAGTTCTATTTCCATTATTTAACCTTTTAGTACTTTCTACAAGTTCCATAAATTGTTGTGCTTCTTCTAAAGTCTTGAAAAGATGGTTTAATACAGTTTCAGAACAATTTAGATATATTTTACCTATATACTTAAAACCTAAATCCTCCGCTAATAAGTTTTCCTCATTTACTACTACTTCAGCTCCTTTGGAAAGCTTTTTTACTGTTATATATGTGATAATCTCTGCATCTATAATAGCATACGTATCAGGGCATGGTTGTACTCTTATAAACATGCTAAACTTCCTTTACAAGTATTGAGTGCACCTTTCTTCAACCTTATTGTTATATACTCTTTACCTTCTGCTTCTACTATCATAAACCTACTCCTATTCTAATTTCTTCTGCTTCGTGTTTTAATTTATCAGAACAATGTATAACCTCTTCTATAATAGCAGGTAAGATAACCTTATACTTTGCTCTTGTAACAGCTACATATAATAATTCTAAAGTTTGTCCAGTTAGCAGTAACTCAATATCACTAAAACCTTCTTTCTGATAGAAGATATCATCATGAAGAGTTACTTCATTCCATTCTAAACCTTTAGCTTTATGCACCGTAGTTATAGTATAATCAGCTTGTTCAGGTCTATCTACAATGACAGATTTTATTCTATTAATGTTCTTAGTTAAACCACCATCACCTAAAGTTCTAGTTAGTTTTATTAGACGAGCTAAGTTAGGCATATCTTCACTAGCTTCGTATAATTCTACATAAGTTCTATATTGACTTAACTCTTTATTAGGGTATTTAACAGGTTCTTTAAACAATAAAGCAGATATATGATACATCTTACTCCATAACTCTTTTAAATCTCCGATAATAAATACTTTTTTACCTTCTGCTTCTGCTTCTAGTAGAAGGGTTAAGAAGGAGTTATTAGTTCTTACTAGTACAGCAGCGTTCTTCTTATTCCAGTCTAAAGGTTCTACAGCGGTTCCTATTATGTTTCTAGTATTACCAAGTATACTAGTTAACTTAGTAGCTTTATCAGCAATATCTTGAGTAAAGCGGAATGACTGTGTTAAGTAGGTTTCTTTAAAACTATCGCCTACTCTAGCCATAGCATTAATAGCACCACGCCATTCATAAATTGCTTGATATTCGTCACCTACTAGTATTATTTGTGCTTGTTGATTAAGTATAATACTTAGGATAACTGGCGAACTATCTTGTGCTTCATCAAGGTAAATTACATCGTAAGGTAGAATATGTTTTCTTAGTTGAAATAGTTTAAGATAAGTATCAGGTGTTATTTTACAAGGACGATCTTCATCACACATATTTTTCCAGTATTCTAGGATATACTTTTTATCAATGTTAGGGTAATCGGCTTTTACAAAGTCTTCCAAACTATAAGAAGCACTTTGTGAAAAAGCTTTTATTACTTCTACTACTTCAACTCTTAGTTTTTTAAGGTCTGCTTTAATAGCTCCTGTTGTGTTATTAATAACATCATCTTTTATAACATCATCAAAAGAGTAGAAACCTTGTAGTTTCTTTTTAAACTTGTAGTTGATTATATCTCTATAAGCTAAAGAATGTATTGTTCTGCATTCTACATTAGAAGGGAACTTACTAGCTGCTTCATCAGCTATACTTTTATTAAAGGCGATATAAAGAGAAGGTTTTTTAATCTCTTTAGCTACTTCTACTAGTGTTGTTGTTTTAGCCGCACCAGCAAAGGCTTTTACTACTAGGTTATTACCTTGTTTTGCTAAGTCTACTATGTTTTGTTGTTCTTTGGTTCTTGTAAAAATCATTTTCTGCTCCAGTCTTTAATCAAATCTTTTGGGATTGTATAATTTATTCGCTGCATTTCATTTATTAAACTATCTTTTTGTAGATGGTCTATATAGTTATTGTATGTTAAGGTTCTTAAACATACATCTTTTCTTCCTTGCTCCTGTTCTCTAATCTCAGGCATATACTCTTCCTTAAAGGTTCTATCTACTTTTCGTTTGTTCCAGTAACAGATCATCACAATACTCCGTAACTATTGTCTAATTCAATGTAACTATTCTCTAATTGTACATTAGCATACTTCTTAGCTTCTACTAATTCAGCTTTAGAAGTAGATTTATTAAGAACTTGTAATACTTCAGTAATATAATTATCTCTAAATTGTATTTGCTCTCTTAGTCTTTCTTCTACTCTATCAGAACTTTTAACTTTTTTATTTTGTAAGTTATGTATAATACCAGATACACTTTTAATTATATCTTCTTGTCTTTGTTTTGCTTCTATTACAAGTTTAGTTGGTTTTCTCATTATATTAACTCCGATAATTCATTGTATTTAATTTTATAACCTTTACTTAAGAATAAATCTACTGTGTTAAGGTCTTTTGTTTCTACTATTACATATTTATTAAACAGTATAAATGTTGTCATACTCTTTCCAAAATAATTGTTCTATTTTATTCATTTCTTTATTAATATACTTATCTAAGAATTTAAACTGCTTTTCACTAAGGTTAAAACTAGTGTTAGTAGGATATCCGTCATAGTCACAAGTGTTACAAACAGCCTCAAGAACTTCTATGTTGGTAAGTTCTGCGTATTCTGCTTCACAAAAGAAACTACTTGATTTTCTTTCCCCGTACACAAAGCATTCTAATAAAAGATCTACTTCATGGATAATACAAGGAATCACTAAATCATGTTCTAAGCTGGGATTAATGCCAGCAAGGTTTAGAGTATAAGCGATTTTCATGTTCAATTTTTTAATTATATTTAAAAGATGGTTTAATATAACATAAAAATTAATTTAATCCTAGATTTAATTTTTTTATTTTATTTATTTGTTGTATTAATATAAGAATAAAAATTATTTGGGTTTTAAAATGCAAAAAATTAAAAAAATATGTGAATCCTACTTGTGCATTTTAAAAAAGTGTGGAATAATAGCCTCACGTTATCAAAACGGCTTTAATCATGGTGGTTAGAGTTTATAATCAAAACTGGAGTGTGTTATGACTAAAGTATTATTAGGTAAATTGAAAGACAACAATGAAGCTTGTTATCTCACCAAACATGAATGGTCTTGTGGCTGGTATTGGTCTTTTGGTTGGCTAGGAAATAAAGACTCACACTATCATTTTAGTGCTTTTTTAAAAGATAGTAGACTAGTTTCAGAAGTATTTGAAACTACTAATATAAGCAAAGATGCTTGGTGGGTAATAAGGGATTTGTTTGTACAAGCCTATGCTTTACAAAAAGCGGCTGAAGTGTATCATCGTGGTGGTGGTCAAACAAGCAAACTAGGTACTACAGACTTAGTACGCGATAAAGATATGGTTACTAGACTTAATCAAGACTTAGAGAAAGTATTAGATACTTTATGGGCTTTTGTATTAGAAGCTATAAAGGAGGGTAAATAATCATGACATACGATATAAACCACGTTATAAACCACGTTTACACAGGCACACCAGACTACTTTGCAGGTACTAACCTGCCAACTGTACAAGTAGAAGTAGATAGCAATACTACTTATCAAGATATAAAAGATATGTTGTTGGATAGTAACTATAGCCATCTTTATCAGTTAGAACTAAAAGAAGAGTTTCAACTTGATATTTATGAGCAAGCTGTAGAAGATATTTTCAGTGATATTGCTAGACTAGGTAATTTAGGAAATACTCCTTACGTTTTTGAAGATATTGAATATTGCGAAGACTATCCTTGTTATTCAATCTTTACTGTAAATCTAGTAGAACAAACAGAACAATATTAAATTTTACGACTAATATAAAGTAAAAACTATAATCAAACTGGAGCAAGTAATGAACCTACAAGATTTAATAAATAAAAGAGTCTTTCTAACAGACTCACAGCAAAATTCACTTATAACAGTAATAGCTTTTGGTAAGAAACAAGAAGTTAAAAGACTAATAAAAGAAGTGATAAAGAACAAGTTCTTTACAGTCTTTGACGGTAGCATTTACAGTGAGAAGTTCACTGTTAAAGCTGATGAAGTAGTTTACAATGGTAGTAAGAAAGATTTAAACGATTTAATCAATGTCATATTAAAGGGAGCAAGATAAATGTCAAACAATACAATCAAAAAGACTATAAAGTTATGTCTATTAGGCTCATATAACAAAAACAAAGAAATAAACATACGCGCTTTTCCTGAAGGTTACGCTTTTATAGCTGGGGATGATGAAATAGTATTAGTAGACGGGTATGAAGTAGAAGTTATCGTAGAAGGTTTAGTAGAACAAGATATAATAATAAAAGCAATAGAAACATTAGAAGCTAAAAAAACTAAACTTTTATCAGATAATGTGAAGAATGTAGCTTTTATTGATAGCAAAATAAACCAACTAAAACTACTAACTTTTGTAGGTTAACGCATGGCACTTAATAAAGATCAGGAAAGTGCCTTGCACACTATAACTAAAATATGGTGGAAGAGTAACGAAATATTCATGGTGTTGGATGGAGCTGGAGGCACTGGTAAAAGTTACCTAGTAGACTCAGTTCTTTCTACTTTAAACTGTACACCGTTACTCTTAGCTCCTACTAATGAAGCTCTTAAACAGCTAAAAGATAAAGTTAAAGGTAAGTACGATTTTAAGACTGTTCATAGTGCGTTAGGTATTATTCCTAGCAAGACTGAGAAAGACTTAAAGTTTGAACAAGTTAAATTACCTAACTTCTGGGAAGAGTATAATCTTTGTATTATAGACGAAGTTAGTATGTTAGACGACTTCTTACTAGACATACTGCTTGATATAGGGATTAAAATCCTATTTGTAGGGCATAGTTCACAGTTACCGCCAGTAACACAGAGAAGATTAAGTACGGATAAATGTATTAGTCCTGTGTTTACTAAAAACTTTAGAACTATTACCTTAAAACAGCCTATGCGTAATACTGGGGAGTTATGGGAGTTTAATAACTATTTAGACTCGATAATATATTCTGCTATAACATTTGTTCCAGATACTTTTGATATAACTAAGGCTGATTTAATGACACTACTTAATACTAGTGTAGATGATTTTTTAACTGATAAAACTAAAATAGCTTTATGGACTAATGACGGTGTTAATGTATACAACCAAAAGGTAAGAAAGATTATTCATGGTGAGAAGGCAAGAAGTGAAAAATTCTTACCTAAAGATAGAATCATATTAACTACGCCTTTAAACCTAATTCATAACCTAGAAGCTAAGAAACAGTATGATCTATTTAAAAGCTTTGATAGTAAGGTTGAAGTAGATACTTTGTTCACTAATAGTAAGGGTACTGTGGTAGGCTCTACTAGAGTAGTAGTTAAAATTAACTCTACTCTAGTCATACCTTGTTTTAAACTATCAGTTAGATTTGATGATTCCCCAGAAAATGTACTAGATATTTATACTTGTGAAGATGAAAAAGACCGTAATAGTATAGCGATATACTATGAACATCAAGCATGGACTATTAAAAACTCAGTTGAACGTGGTAGAGCTTTTCAAAGAAGACGCTTCATGCTTGGATGTTTTGGGGATATAAAACATTTTTATGCTTGTACCAGCCACCGACTGCAAGGTAGTTCTGTACCTAATATTATTGTTATTGACTCTGATATAAGAAAAAACTCTAATATTATAGAACAAAAGAAGACACGTTATGTTGCTTGTAGTAGAGCTATCAACAATCTTTACTTTTTTAGAGGTATTTTATAATGTTTGCTCCTATACCAGTAGAACCAGAAATAGTTAAATATGAAAGTGGTTTTACAGAAGATCAAGAACATGAGATAGTTTTAAAACATAGTTTAATATCTAAAAGGAATCTTACAGAAGAACCTATAACACTAGAGGAATTTAGAGATGTTATTGTTCCTTATTTCAGAGTTAAAAGAACAGAAGCATTTAATCTTAATGTTGGAAAGGAGAAAGTAAAGAAAGAAAGAGTAGTTAAAGAAAAGGTTGTAAAGGAGAAAGTAGTTAAGGAAAAGAAGTTAACTAAAAAGGAGATAGAGAAGCAGATAATGAGTTTAGCTTTTAAAAAGGCTAGAGGTGAAGACCTTACTGAAACTGAACAAGAATTTTTTGATAAACATGTAGTTAAAGAGGAATTGATATGAGTATTAGTACAGAGAAAGAGTATAATACAAGAAGCGGGTTAAAGGTGGAACTCTGTGATTTTTCAACACTTATTTCTAAGCCTGTAGTAGTAGGCTATGTTTTAGATTCCAACGGCAAAGTACCGACTATTTGGAGTAAAAATACTGGTAAATGTGTTTATAGGAAGCAATTTTTAGAACCTTATGACCTGATAGAAGTTAAAAAAGAACAAGAAGTGGTAGATATGAATGTTGACATCACTAAAGAATATACTAATATTCAAGGGCGTAAACCAACACTACTTGCTTATTTACCAGAGTATAGTACAACTTATGGTGAAGATATTGAATGTTTAGCCCTTTATAAAGATGTTGTCATAGGCCAAATAGTAGCATCTTTTGGTGGTGCTATTGTAGTCTGGGATAGAAAAACAGGCAAAACATTATTCCCTATCTATTATAGGAATGATTATGATCTTATACCCGTAGAAGCTCCAACACAAAAAGAGCCTGATAAATATGATCTTAACTTAGACGATTACTTAATGGTGTGGGACACTGAAGACATGCAATTAGGAGCATACTTTTCTCATGTAGATTCAGAAGGTTATATAAATGTTTTTAATTTTGGTTATAAACTTACTGATGTAGAAGATCGTATAAAAAGACTAGAAAACACATTTAAAATGCCTATTAATACTATACCAAGAGTAGTGAGATTTAAACACTACAAGAAACTAGGAATTTAAAATGAAAAGACTAGATACAATTTTCCCTGTCGCCTTCTCGAACACTATGATGCAAGATATCTGGAAGTGTGAGCTATACTTCTTTAGAGCGCATTGTCAAAAGCTTATTAGTGTAAATAGAAAAAGTAGTGACCTTATAGCAGGAGGACATTTCGCTAAAGGTTGTGAACTAGTAAGAAAGTCCTACTTTAATGAGAATCGTGCAGTTGACGAAAGCATAGAAATAGGGTATAATTATATACTTGACGCTGAAGACACAGGTGACCCAATAAAGAGCAATGAACGCCTAGCAACTACTTTAAAGAAGTATTTTGAACGGTTTCCTTTAGATGGTCAAATTACGCCAGTTAAACTAGTAGATGGTACTCATGCTATTGAGTATAACTTTGAGTTTGATCTGGGTATTCCTCACCCAGAACTAGAAGGAGTTAATCTAACTTATAAAGGTAAACTAGATGGCCTTTATGAAAGAAGATTCCAAGGTAAAAGAATTAATTGTTATGTCGTAGATGAAAAGACTTGTAATCAAGTTAGCAGAGTCAACGGTAGTAAGTTTGTAGATATAACAGCAGAAGAAGATATCTATAAGACTGACGGGCAGTTTATTGGGTATCATTGGGCAGCTAGACAACTAGGTATTGAGACTACCTCAAGTCTTATCTATAAAGTACCAATACTAACTAAACATGAAGACGCTTTTGAACTTACAGTTCCTATCAACTATTTTATGATTTTCCACTGGTATAATTCTACCGTTAGTAAGATCGCTGAATTAGTAGAAAAGTATAAGTACCTGAAGCTAAACAATACAACTGAAGGTTTTGTACCACAATTTGCATTCCACCCAAGTTATACAGGTAATTCTTGTCTTGCTTATAAAAGACTGTGTACATACGCTGAAGGTTGTAAAATACCAGAAGGTGATGAGATATTAGGCAGCAGTATGAAACAAGTAGTATGGGATTCTGTTAGTAAAACAGAAGTTAGTTTGACTGAGTATAAGAAACTAAAGGGTTATAAATGAGAATCAAACAAGCAATAATACTTTTATATGGTCTTGGTTGTGTAGGTAAGTCTTTTAGTCTTGCTACTTTATTCAAACTGAGAGATATCAGACATAACCAACGTGTTATACTATTAAGTACAGAAAAGAATAGTCTTGATGGTATAGAACGTGGTTTAGCGCACTATAAGATAAAGTTAGAAGAAGGTCAATTCTATTATACGGTTATTAAACCTAAACAAGCTAAAGCTTTTAAACAGGAATTAATAGCACTTAAGAAGTTTGCTTCTGAAACTGTTAGCCAAACACAAAGTACAGACAAGAATAGTAATGCTAATAAAGACAAGTATACTTACTTTATTGATGTTATTGGTGGTTTAGAAACTTTTACTGGTGTTGATTATGTTACAGGGGAGGAGGTTAAATTAGGTAATATAGCAGAACTAGGAGAAGAAGATATTCTAATAGTAGATGGTCTTTCACCTATTATTCATGGTATGTGGAGTCTTCTACAAGGAGATAGAAAGGTAAACCAGATAGGTGATTATCAAGTAATACAGAAACAAATTAACGACTTCACCTATCAACTAGTTAATAATATAGAATGTAGTCTTATTATGTTAGCTCATGCTGATAGAATCATGGATGATATAGAAAAGGTGGAGAAGATAAGAGTAGCTTTAGATGCTGGAGTTGCTTTATCAGGTAAGTACATAGGTAAATACAGTGATGTAGTGTATGCTTATATAACTGCAGCAGGTAAAAGAGTCTGGACTGGTAAAAAAGTAGGTGTAGAGTTGGCGGTAAGGAATTTTCCAGAACAAGACCAACTTGAACCTGATTTTTCTTTATACAACTTTTTTAAGTAGTCTTGCTATGTTTAGAAGTTTTATTTACAAAAGAGAGTTTCTTAAAGATAGAAAGCGTACTTATAAATTATCTTGTCCTAGTAGGTTATGGGCTATTATTAATAAAGATAGAATTAACTATCGTAAAAGAAGGAAGGTTGAATATGAAACGTACAAAATGTAAACTAAAAGGTTCTTCTAATATGAAGAAAGATACTTATGTAATAGCAGCTAATGGTGAGAAGGTTTTTAAACAAGGTTTTAGAGGGTTTAAAGGTTTCTCATATCATCCAACTAAAGGTTTTAAGAAAGTTTCTGATTATAAACCAGACTAATCTTATTTATAGGCCGATACCTATACGGATACTACATCTACCCGTTAGATAGACTAGATAATGTACCTAGAATTAACTTAAACTAATTAAACTAAACAGGAAAAAAATCATGGCGAAGAAAGAAACAGAAAAAAGATCATTTGGCTTTAATACAACTAACCTAGCTACAGCACCTTTATTACTAGAAGAAGGTATCTACACTGGTATAATGGCTAACCCTTCTGTGGTTGGGAAAGAAAATAAACAACATATTAGCATTACCAAAGAAAAGAAGTATGATAAAGTTTCTAAGAAGTACGAAGAAACTGACGAATGGATTATAGAAGGTAATATATTCTTTGGGGTTACTCTTACCGACCCAAAAGCTATAGAAGCTCTACAACGTGAAGAACCTAAAGTATTTGGTGGTAGAATACGTTTATCGTTCGATAAAGAAACCTTAACACTAGTTGATAATCCTGTTTTAGGTGCTTGGTTGTCTGCTCTAGGACTACATGAAACAAACTTTTCTGAGAATGTAGACTTTGCTTATAATGAAGATATTACAGTACCAGAAGAGTTGACGTCAGTACCTAATATTATAGATATGCTTAACTCTTTAGAATATCAAAGAGCTATGTTTAATGATATCTGTAATGCAGCTAATAATGTACCTGTACGAGTACATGTTAAAAAACAACCACAGTACAATAACAAAGCTGTACTAGAAAATATCATTAATACTGGTAACTTTAACGACTTTTGCGGTATTTTAGCAGCAGAATAATCTTTACTTAGTCTTTAGGAGGGTAGAAATATCCTCCTTTTAAGGAGTTTTATGTTAAAAAGATCAGAATTTCCTAGAAGTAAGAATGTATTTGTTATAAATGATGTACCAGTAAAACAAGAATTAGAGTCTGGAGATAAGTTTAGTGCTGTTAGTAACATGAGTTTGTTAACCGCACTAAGAACAGGAAAGATTAATAATATTCAAAAGGAACAAGTTGATAAAGACTATAAAGGTATAAAAGCTTCTGATATCTATACTTCTTACCTAAGTTACAGAGGGTTTGAAGAAGGTTCATTTGATTTTAAGAAGGAGTTATGTAAAGGTAAGGATAGATTAGAAGATGAAGAGTATGTTCAACTAGAACATCAAAAAGATGTTTGGGTTATGCGGTGGCTGTGGGATGAATTACAAGCATTACTAGAAGAGATACGAGTAGTAAAACCTAAAATGATTATTGTTACTGGTAAATGGAGTTTGTTTCTATTAACTGGTTGTACTTCTCTTGTTACGAATCAAGGCAACTACAAAGATAAAAAACCTTTAGGAGGGTTAAATAAATTCAGATCAAGTATATTAAAACCACATGAGTGTTTTGGAATAGAGAATACTATCTTAATCCCTATCTATCATACCCTTAACGCTATAACTATGCCTGATAAGCAAGTTATAATGCGTCTGGATATAGAAAAATTAGGATGGATGTATCATATAATAATGGAAAAAGGAGTTGAATACTATATAAGACCAGATAAGACTTATATAATAGGAAATGATAAGGTAGTTATACTAGATTATCTAAGAGAGTTACAAACAGTTTTAGATAAAGAACCAACTAAGGTATCTATAGATATCGAAACAATTTACAATTCAACTATTGATTGTATTGGTTTGGCTTACGAAACTGATAGAGGTATTTGTATACCTTTTGCATCTAAGGATATGCCTTCTTTATTTAGTATTCAAGACGAAGCTTTAATACTAGAAGAATTGTTTAAAGTAATGGCTCACCCTAACTGTTTACACGTTGGACAGAATTATAGTTATGATTGTCAATACTTCTATAAGCTATGGGGTATAAATGTAAAAGCTACTACAGATACTATGATCTTACATCATGTTCTGTTTAACTATTTACCAAAAGACCTTGCGTTTCTAGCTAGTCTATACTGTGAAACTTATTCCTACTGGAAAGATGAAATAGAAGCTACTAAGGAAAGTCCTGATATTAGATGGAAGTATAACGCTAAAGATGTTATGTATACTTTAGAGATTAGTAATATATTAGAAGATATATTAGCTGGTGAATCTAAAACATTACAAGATTTTTATAAGTTTCAACAAGATTCATTAGCTCCTGCTTTAGTAGACATAATGAATAGAGGAGTTAAAGTAGATTTAGAAAAGAAACAACAACTGCTAGACGAACTATCTTCTCTTTTAGCCCATATAGAAACAACTGTTAATAGTATTCTTGGAATGGAGGTCAATCTAAAAAGTTCTCAGCAGATTAAAAATCTATTTATGAACTTTTTTAATGTCGAACCAGTTATAGATAGAAAAAGAAAAACAGAAAGCTTTGGAAGCGAAGCAATGTTAGTTTACCTAGACTTGTACCCAATGTTAAAACCTATCATAACTCTCATATTAGAATACCGTTCTATTGGTATATTTGTTAGAACCTTCTTATCCGCTAAAGTAGACGATGATAACAGAATGAGAACTAGTTATAATGTAGCTGGTACTAGAACGTATAGACTTGCTAGTAGAAAGAATGCTTTTGGTAATGGTATGAATTTACAAAACGTACCTAGTAAAGGAAAGATTGATCTTACATACTCTCTTATGAATTTCGATATGGATACTGAAATAGAAGAAGACGTTGATATTACTACTCCTATATACGGCATTAGTAAACTACCTAACTGTAAAGAGTTATTTATCTGTGAAGAAGACGAAATGTTCTTTGATATAGACTTAGCAGCAGCAGACGCTCGAATTATGGCTTGGGTATCTGGCTCACCTTTCCTAACTACTTTATTTGAAGACCCTGAAGGAGACCCTTACCTACTATTAGCAATAGAATACTATAATGATAATACTATAACTAAAAAAGACTATAGAAGACAGATATTTAAAGCAGTAGTACATGGGACAAATTATTTAGGCAAAGCTAAGACTTTATCTGCTAAAGCTGGTTTGTTGGTACATGAAATAGATAAAATCCAAAAATTCTACTTTAGTTTATGTCCTGAAATTCCTAAACTACATGATGATATAGAAAGACAAGTAAGAAGTAGAGGTTATTTAGAGAATGTATGGGGGGCTAGAGGTTGGTTTTTAGATCATAATGATCCTATGTTAATGAATAAAGCAGTAGCTTGGGTTGGTTCTTCCCCTGTAGGTATATTGATTAACAAAGGTCTTGTATCTATAAGAGAAAAAGATAAAGACATAAAAGTTCTATTACAAGTTCATGACTCTTTAGCTGGTGTGTTTAAAAGAACTGATACTACAGCTAAAGATAGAATAATACAACATTGTAGTATACCCTTACCATTTGAAGTTCCTAGGATTATACCTGTTAGTATTAAAACTAGCTTGACAAGCTATGGTGCTTGTTAGTCCATAACCACAACAAAAGAGAGAAATAAAATGAAATTTAAAAAAACAAGCCAAGCTAAGATACTAGAAGCACACGGTTTAGACTTTACACCAGTAAGAGCAACAGAAGGTTCAGTAGGTTATGACCTGAAAGCTTGTATAGAAGATGATTATATTTTTGTAAGACCAAAAGAGATAGTAAGAATATCTACAGGTATACAAGTTGATTTAAGTAGCCCAGAGTCGACTATGTTTTCTAATACTATCTTAGGTGGTTTTATCTACCCAAGAAGTAGTTTAGGGATTAAAGGACTTACATTAGTCAATACTACTGGGGTAATTGACGCTGATTACAGAGGAGAGATTTTACTAATAGTTACTAATAATAGTGAAAATGCTATCCATATTGCAAGAGGTGATAGAGTAGCGCAATTAGTTATAAGAGCTTGTTTTGTAGAAGAGTTTAAAGAAGTTGAGGAGCTGGAAGAGAGTAATAGAGGTGAAGGTGGCTTTGGAAGTACAGGTAAAAAGTGATGAGTGCGGAAGATCTTTCTACCTATCACCGAACAAGTGTAGAAGCTGCTAAGTATTTAGGCATACACCTATTAGAACTCAACAAGTACATAAACAAAAAACAAATAGATTTTATAGTAAGAGACCATAACCGTATGTTCTGTTTAAAAGAACTCCAACGATTTAAACAAGAAGTATTACTTAATAAAGAGGATTAAAATGAGCAAAACACAAGATAATACAATACACTGCCTAGATCATGGTTTTGTTAAACTCCATAATATAGCTTCTATGATACCAAGAAGAGAACAGGAGTTTGACGTTTCAGACATAGACCCTGCTAAAGTAGCTAGAATTAGTTTAGACAATCTACTAGAAGATAGAAAGAAAAGTTTAGATATGGAGTTAGTAGAATATCTGCTAAAACACGAACATTCATCACCTATAGAGTTTACAATGGTTTGGTTAGAGTTTAAACTACCAATATTCGTTGCTAGACAGTTCATGCGGCATAGAACCTTTGCTTATAATGAAGTTAGTGGTCGTTATGTTACTTTACCAGAAGAATTTTATATTCCTGCTGTAGTAGGAGGTAAATCTAAAAGTGTTAAACAAGGACAAGAAAATAATTTAGAGTTTGACAAGCAAGTTGATTTTCAAAAAGCTTTATTTGACCAATGTACTAATAGTTATAGCTTGTATAAATCCGCTTTAGAAGATGGCGTAGCTCCAGAACATTCTCGCTTGTTCTTGCATCTTAATCATTACACTCATTACGTTTGTAAAGTTGATTTACACAACTTGATGCACTTTTTACAGTTAAGAATGGATGCACATGCACAAATAGAAGCTAGAATCTACGCTAATGCAGTTTATACCTTGCTTTGTGATCAAATACCTGATACAATGGAGTTGTTTGATAAGTATAAATTAAAGTAAAGTCTTGGTAGTAGACGCTCCTAAACTACCACATTCAGTAGGGTGTAAAAGCCCTACTCTTTTTAACAAATTTACAGAAGGGATTATGCTCTCAGAGAAAAGAAAACTTAACAAGAATAATACTAGTGGTGCGAAGGGTTTAACTTTCTTACCATTATGGAAGAAGTGGAATTGTAGAATAGCCTACAAAAAGAATATCTATAGAGCTTATTTTGACGAAGGTGATAAGAATAAGGCTATAGAGTGGTTAACTAATACTAGGAAAGAACTCAATGAAAGAGATAAAGCAAACTACAAAAGTATGTCCTAATTGTGGTAATGAAGATTTACTTTTATTTAGTACGTTAGATTTAAAGACTTGTTCTGATTGTGATACTGATATTAGTTGGTTTAAGGAAGAAGGACAAACAGATTTATTTAGTTTTGGAAAAGTAAATCATACTAATAGAGAGTAATAGATGAAAAAAGTTAAAGTAGAAGCAGACCATAGAAATATTACAATACATGAAGCAGTTGCTTGGACAGATAAAAACTGCACTTTAGATGATGTTAGAAAGCGTTTAAGAAGTAGATCAGTAGCTTTTATACTTCTTAAACATCTAAGAGAGAGTGTTATCTACATTAACACACTAGAAAACGAATTGACAGAACTAAGAAAAGGTAAAATATGAAAAACATGCAAAAAGTTCTACACTATCACATTGAAGAGGCTAAAAAGAAACCAAAAATACTAGGTGATTATATAGTTTCTGAAAAACTAGATGGTTGGTTTACTACGATAAGTTTTAATACTAAAGTAGGTTGGTTATTTCCTAAATCATCTAGCGATAGAATAATACCTTCAATGACTCATGCTAAAGAGTATTTTGAACGGTTACCAGTACCTAATAGAAATATTAACCTAATTGCAGAAGCATATATACCAGATATGGACTTCTACACTATGAATGGTATATTTAACAGAAGTAAAGGTGAATGTCAAGGAAGGGATGTAGAGTTCTATATTCACGACATTCTTCATACTTCAGCAGTTAGCAACGATCTTCTAACAGATAGACGTACTGCTTTAGAAAGAATGAAATCTATTAGAGAGCTTTGTTTAGAGCATAATAAGAAGATTAAAGAAGTTAAACCATTAGTCATTACAAATAACAGTAAAGAATGGTTCAGACATTTTGATGATATTACTTATTCTGGTGGTGAGGGTATAATACTTAAACAAGCTGATAGCTTCTACCACCAAGGCAAACGTAACTCTAGTCTTATGAAAATGAAATTAGAAGATACTTTTGATCTTTTATGTGTTAACATGTATAAAACTATAGGAGAGAAAGGTAATGAGAATTTAAATCTACTGTTAAAAGATAAAACTGGAAGAGAACAACCAGTAAGAATAGGTAAACATGAAGATATAGAACATTTTACTAATGTTGAAAGTCCTATTGGTAAAGTAGTTGAGATTAAAGTTATGAAAAGAAATGAAGATGGTAGTTACAGAGAACCTAGATTTGTAGCTATTCGCGAAGATAAAACTATTAATGAGATTGACTAATGATAACATATATAAGTAATAATATTATAACGCTTCTAGCTTTTATTAGTTGTCTGACTTACCTATATTTTTGGTGGAAGAAGCTATGAAATATATGGGAAGTAAGAACAGATAAGATACTGGAAGTAAAAGAGCAGTAGAAAAACTATTTATATTGTAATATTAACATAAAGAGGACAAATAATGAGAATACTTATACTAGATACAGAAACAACAGGCATAGCTTCTACAGATGAAGTACTAGAGCTTGCCTACATCACTATTGACAATAACTTTATTACACAACAAACTTTTGTAGCAAAGTACCGTCCTAGTGTTCCGATTAACCCACATGCTCAAGCAGTACATGGAATAGAGTTTAAAGACTTATTATCCTACCCTTTATCGAGAACTATTGACTTAGGACAAGAAAAGATAGATTTTATAATAGGTCATAATATCAGTTTTGATAAACGTATGTTAATACAATCAAATAAAGGTTTAGAATCTATCTTAGAAGAAGCTAAGTATATTGATACTATGGCTTTAGCTAAGCTTATTACTAAAAGTACAGGTGTTAAGTTTCTAAATAATAAACTTGATACTTTAGTGGAACACTACTATCCAACCGCTTCTAGTGGTCTGATAGAACTACAAAATAACTCTAAATACCATGATGCTTTGACTGACTGTAGAAAAGTTAATATAGTATTAAATGCTGTGAGGAATGTATTTCCTGCTCTTACTACTGTAGAATCTATGTATGAGTTCTTAGAAAGTGTAGCTCCTAAAAATAAAACTAAGAAAGAAGGTTAAAAATGGCTAAGATAGAAGAAGCATTATTAGAAAGAAAGAATATGTATGGCGATTTTGAAGACCATGCTAGGATAAGTCAAGAACTTAAACACCTATTTGAAATTCAACTAGAAGAGAAAGGTAAAAAACTGCCACCTTACCAGAAAGAAGCAGTAGACATGGTTTTTCACAAACTAGCTAGGGTAGTTAATGGTGATAATTACTACATAGACAGTTGGCGTGATATAGTAGGTTATATGCAACGTGTTGTGGAGATACTAGAAAGAACTGAAGGTAGTACAGATTGTACTGTTACTAAGTTCACTGTTTCAGGAGTTAAAGTATAATGGAATGGTTAGCAATAAGTGCAATAGTATTAGCAATACTCATGTGTGTTTGTTTAGTCTGTACTGCTTATTATTGTTATAGTAATTTAGAAGATTTTACTTTGTTCTTTAGTATGATGGGTTGTTACTTTGGTCTTGTAGCTTGTGTATTTATTATAATTGAAGTAGTTAAAGTTAGTTTTATGGTTTAACCCAAAAACACAAGGACGTGTTCCCTCCCTCCTCCCACACTCCCTCCTCCACACAAACAAAAAAAA